ATTAATAACAGGACCAAGTTTGATGCCGCAATCAGCTCAGGTCTAGCTATTATGGCTACGCAACAGGGTCTCTATAAGGAGGTTAAAAATGAATCAAAAATAAGCATTAACTTTGCAAGATATAATAACAGCGGAAAATACAGCCAGCTAATTAGATGAAAGAAGTAAAGATATCTATCAATCCATCTTCCTTTCCTAGCCAATACGTCTCTGACCGAGAAAAGGCCACAGAGGAGTTTGGGCTGCGTATAGGTCAAGCCATTCAGTATGAGTGGTTTAAGAGAGACAGCGGAGGAACCAGATTCTATAACCAGTGGGATCAGTTCCACAGGCTTAGGCTGTATGCACGTGCAGAACAGTCTGTGGCTAAGTACAAGAACGAGATGGCTGTCGACGGAGACCTGTCTTACATGAACCTGGACTGGACCCCTGTACCTATCATTCCTAAGTTTATTGACATCGTTGTGAACGGTATGTCTGACCGTATGTTCAGCGTAAAGGCATATGCACAGGACGCTATGTCTGCAGAGAAGCGCAACAAGTATCAGGACACTATCGAGGCAGATATGGTCTCTAAAGAGCTTCTAGAGCAGGTACAGATGGACTTCGGCATCGACGCATTCAATACGGATCCAAAGAACCTTCCAGAGAATGATGAGGAGCTACAGCTCCATATGCAGCTAAACTACAAGGCATCTATAGAGCTTGCCGAGGAGGCTGCAATCAATACAATACTTGACGAGAACAAGTATCTTGACATCAAGAAACGCATCAACTATGACATCACAACACTTGGTGTCGGTATGGCTAAGCACGAGTTCTTAGCTGGAGATGGTATAAGAGTTAGCTATGTAGATCCAGCTAATGTTGTCTACAGCTATACAGAGGACCCAAACTTTAATGATTGCTTTTACTGGGGAGAGGTGAAGACCGTCCCTATCACAGAGACACTAAAGATTGATCCAACCCTTACGGATGAGGACCTGAAGAAGATATCTAAATACAGCCAGGACTGGTATAACTATTTCAACAGCACACAGTTCTATGACAATGACCTATTCTCTGAGGATACGGTCACTCTGCTGTATTTCAACTATAAGACGACAAAGAAGTTTGTCTACAAGAAAAAAATTACAGAGGACGGGACCGAGAAGGTAATCGCTAAGGACGATGAGTTCAACCCGCCAGAGGAGATGATGCAGGAGCGTGGCTTCGAAAAGATTGAGAAGACCATCGATGTGTGGTATGACGGGGTTATGGTGATGGGTACCAATATCATGCTTAAGTGGGAGCTTGCAAAGAATATGGTCAGACCAAAGTCCGCCTCACAGCACTCGTATCCAAACTATGTGGCCTGTGCCCCTAGAATGTATAAGGGGAACATAGAGTCTCTGCTACGCAGAATGATTCCGTTCGCAGACCTTATCCAGATGACACACCTTAAACTACAACAGGTAATTCAAAAGGTTGTGCCAGATGGTATCTTTATTGACGCAGACGGGCTTAATGAGGTCGACCTAGGAAATGGCGCTACATACGCACCTGAAGATGCATTGAGATTGTATTTCCAAACAGGTAGTGTAATCGGGCGCAGCTATACCCAGGATGGTGAGTTCAATAATGCCCGTGTCCCTATACAAGAGCTGAACAGTAATTCTGGACAGGCCAAGATAGCTAGCCTTATCGGTAGCTATAACCATTATATGCAGATGCTTCGTGACGTGACTGGTCTTAATGAGGCCCGTGACGGTTCTATGCCTGACCCTAACTCACTTGTCGGTCTTCAGAAGCTTGCTGCACTAAACAGTAACACAGCTACAAGACACATACTTGAGGCTAGCCTAGACATCACAAGAGACCTTGCCACTGCATTGTCTTGCCGTATCTCAGACGCTCTAGAGTATGCCCCATACAAGGATGAGTTTGTGCTACAGATTGGAAAGTATAACGTGAACCTCCTTAACGACATTAAGGATTTACATATCTATGATTTTGGAATATTTATTGAGGTTGCGCCAGACGATGAGCAAAAGCAAATGCTTGAGCAAAATATTCAGATGGCTCTATCTCGTGATGCTATTGATCTTGATGATGCTATCGACATACGCGAAGTTAAAAATGTCAAGCTTGCAAACCAATTGTTAAAGGTTAAGCGTAAGCGCAAGGCAGAGCAGAGACAGAAGGACGAGGCTGTTAAGCAGCAGATGCAGGCACAGATAAACCAACAGTCACAACAGATGGCTGCACAGATGGCTGCACAGAAGATTCAGATGGAGACCCAGAGCGAGATGCAGATCGCGCAGGCTAAGGCTGGCTTTGAGATAGAGAAGATGAATGCAGAGGTACAGGCCAAGTCACAACTTATGCAGCTTGAGTTCCAGATGAACATGCAGCTTAAGGGTGTCGATGCAAGTATGATTAAGAGCCGTGAGCAGATGAAGGAGGAGGCTAAGGACAAGAGAATTAGCAAGCAAAACACACAGCAGTCAAAGCTTATAGAGCAGAGAAAGAATAATCTGCCACCTGTAAACTTTGAGTCTAACGAGGATTCGTTGGATGGTTTCAACCTCGCAGAGTTTGAGCCACGTTAAAAAAGTATAAATTTAAATTTAATATATTATGGAATTAAAGGTAAGGGCTGTTGAGGCCGAAGAACAAAAATCTGTTCAGGAAGTAGAGCAAGAATTGCTAGACAAGCATGAGCAGGAACTAAATAGAGAAGCAAATGTTGAGGAGACAGTAGTTGAAGAGGCTCCTGTTGAAAAGTCACTTAGTGACGATGACGTTCTTTCATTTATTAGAGACAGATATAATAAGGAGATAAACTCTGTTGACGAGTTGTTTGCTCAAAGAGAGCAAGCGGAAGAGTTGCCAGAGGATGTTTCTGCCTTCTTAAAGTACAAGAAGGAAACTGGTCGTGGAATCAATGACTTCATGAAGTTGCAAGCCAACTATGATGACATGAGTTCAGACCAGCTATTGCGAGAGTACTATTCTTCTACAGAGAATGATTTAGACTCTGAAGATATTGACTATCTGATTCAGGACAAGTTTGGTTATGACGAGGACCTAGATGATGAGGCTGATATCAAGAAGAAAAAAATCGCAATGAAAAGAGAACTTGCTAAGGCAAAGAAGTTTTTTGATGATCAAAAGGAACAGTACAAGGTACCAGTCGAGTCGAAGGGTAACCCAGTTCCTGATGAGGATGCTGAAAACTACAATGCCTACAAGGAATACATCTCACAGTCTAAGACGATTGAGGAGGAAAACAAAAAACGTTCTGAGTATTTCAAACAGAAGACGGATGAAGTGTTTAGTGACAGATTCGAAGGTTTCGAGTTTAGCATTGACGATAAAAAGATTCTGTTCACACCTGGAGAGGCAAAGGAACTTAAAACTGTTCAATCCAATGTCAACAATTTTATCTCTAAATATTTAGATGATAATGGACTAATTAAAGACCCAGCTGGGTATCACAGGGCATTATCTGCTGCTATGAACCCAGACAAGCTTGCCAAGTTCTTCTACGAGAAGGGCAAGGCCGACGCTGTAGGGGATGTTGCACGACAATCTAAAAACATTAATATGGATGTTCGTACAGCACCTCAAAAACCAGCTGCTGAAGGGATGAAAATTAGAGCGCTTGACCAAGACTCTGGCCGTGGGTTAAAGATTAGATCAAGAAACAAATAACTTTAAAAAACAAACAAAATGGCTTTAAACACCCCTGGGTATAGTTTACAACCTGCACCAACAAAGCAGGCTACACCCGCAAACTACATTACTAACTTCGACTTCTTGAATCAGTATCTTCCTGATACCTATGAGAAAGAATTCGAACGATATGGTAACCGATCTGTAAGCTCTTTCCTACGTATGGTAGGAGCTGAGATGCCGTCTAACTCTGACCTTATCAAATGGGCTGAGCAAGGACGTCTACACATTAAATACACCAACGTAAGCTCTGGCTCTGCTGCAGCTGCTGACACTGCAACATTGACTATCGCTGACACTGGCGTTACTGCTGCTGCTGTTCGTGTTGGACAGACCCTTATGATTTCTGACAACTCTGACTCTACATTAACCAACAAAGCTATCGTTACCGCTGTTAGTGGTCTTGATGTTACTGTTGCTTACTATGAGGCTGGTGGACAGACTTTTGGAACTAGTGACACAGTAACTATGTTCATCTATGGTTCTGAGTTTGGAAAAGGAACAGAAGGTATGTCAGGTTCTTTGGAAGCTGAAGACGAAATCTTCGAAAACTCTCCAATCATCATCAAGGACAAATACTCTGTATCTGGTTCTGACATGGCTCAAATTGGATGGGTTGAGGTAACAACTGAAAACGGTGCAACTGGATACCTTTGGTATTTGAAGTCTGAGCACGAAACTCGTCTACGTTTCGAGGATTATCTTGAGACTGCTATGATCGAGGCTGTTCCTGCTGAGACTGGTTCTGGAGCTATCGCTACAGCTAAAGGTTCTGAAGGTTTGTTCTACGCTATCGAGGACCGTGGAAACGTTTGGTCTGGTGGTAACCCAACCAACTTAGGAGAGTTCGACGATATCGTTGCTCGTTTAGACAAGCAAGGAGCTATCGAGGAGAACGTTCTTTTCGTTAACCGTTCATTTAGCTTTGACATCGATGACATGTTGGCTACATTAAATGGTTTAGTTAACACGACTGGAGGTGCTTCTAACGCAGCTTCTTTCGGTTTGTTCGATAACGATGTTGATATGGCCCTTAACTTAGGATTCTCAGGTTTCCGTCGTGGATATGACTTCTACAAGTCTGACTGGAAATACTTGAACGACATCACAATGCGTGGTGGAATCGTAGGTGGTGCTGTAAACGGAGTATTAGTTCCTGCTGGATCTACTACAGTTTACGATCAAGTACTTGGTAAGAACGCTAAGCGTCCATACTTACACGTGCGTTACCGTGCTTCTGAGACTGAAGATCGTCGCATGAAGACCTGGGTAACTGGTTCTGCAGGTGGTGCTTACACTAGCAGCTTAGATGCTATGGAAGTACACTTCTTGTCTGAGCGTGCCCTTTGTACTTTAGGTGCTAACAACTTCGTGTTGTTCAATGCATAATTAGTAGTTAATTAGAAGGGGAGGGACTAACCTTCCTCCCTTTTTATTATTATAAATTTTAAATTAAATCAAAATGAAAAAGACAGTAGTCCTTAAGGACAAATTTTACAAGTTAACAAGAGACAAGGCGCCTCTTAGCCTTACCCTTAGTTCAAGACACTCAAGAAGAAACCCTTTGTTGTATTTCGACGGAAACTCTAACAGACCACTTCGTTATGCATCAAACCAAAAGTCTCCATTCGAGGATGAGCAGGACGGAAACGCTATCGTTGAGCCTATCATCTTTGAGCGTGGCCTTTTATTTGTGTCTAAGACCAACCAGATCCTACAACAATTTTTAGAATACCACCCAGCAAACGGAAAGTTATTTGTTGAGGTTGACAATGAGAAGGATGCTTCTGCAGATATCGAAAGCCTTGACTACGAGTTGGAGGCACAGATTGTTGCTAAGGACCTAAATGTCGATATGCTAGAAACAGTGTGTCGTGTAGTTATTGGTATGAACACAAGCAAGATGACAACCGCTGAGATGAAGCGTGATGTTCGTATGTATGCCAAAAACTATCCAAAAGACTTTTTAGAGACACTTAATGACCCTATGTTTGAGTTGCAGAGCAAAGCCTCTAAATATGTTCATGAGGGATTATTAACCATTAAAGGAGGAAGAGACGTACATTTCAACCTTCCAAAGAATAAGAAGAAGATTCTTACCGTACCGTTTGGGGAGAACCCAACATATATATTGGCATCATATCTCCAGTCCGACGATGGGATTGAGCTGATGCGGCTTCTGGACGGGAAGCTAGACTAGTAGAGAAAAGGCACATTAATTTTAATGTGCTTTTTTTTGTTACTTTTGCATAAAATACCTAGGATGATTAACAGCGTCAGAAACACAGTCCTTGCTGTTGCTAACAAACAAAATTTCGGATACATTTCTCCCTCCGACTTTAACTTGTATGCGAAGCAGGCCCAGTTAGAAATATTTGAGGAGTACTTTTATCGGTACACAACATGGATGGCAAAGCAAAATGCAAAGCTATCTGGCTCTGACTATGCTAATATTGTACAAAACCTAGAGGAGATTATCGATTCCTTTTCAGAGGTTTCGTTGCTTACCTATATTTCAGAGAATAATTTTGAGTTTCCAGCAGACGGTTATTATATCAACACGATAAGATATAACGATATTGAGGCGGATAGAGTTTCAAACGGAAAGATACTTAGTCTACTTTCATCCAACCTAACTGCGCCTAGCTACTCATACCCAGCATACATATTAAACCAAAACGAGGTTAGTGTCTATCCTGTGCCTCCTGTTGGCGCTATACCAGCTATCGTTGCACAATATATAAGACACCCAAAGGACCCTAAATGGACATACATTAACCTGTCTGGTGGTGAGCCAATCTTTAACCAGTCAGCCGCTGACTATCAGGACTTTGAGCTACCGTTGTCTGACGAGCCAGAGATAGTTGCTAAAATCTTGAAATATGTTGGCATCTCACTAAGAGACAAGGATGTCTATGCATTAGCTGTAGCTGATGATAATGAAGAGGGGATCAAGAAGGGTGGACTACCAATTCAAACAACTAGATAAAGATGGCATACTTAACAGGATATCAGTACTACGAGA